TGGAACCAACAGCGTTGTTGGAATTCTTCGTGATTTATTATGATTACGTTAATATGCCAGATGAGAAGCTTTACATTCATGGAGGCACTAATGGAATAAACGGCTCAATCTATTGGCAAGGAGAAGAATACGTACCTTTTCCTATTCAAAGTTCAGGTTTTGAGAGCAAAGGAGACGGTACTTTACCTAGACCAAAGCTAATGGTTTCTAATCAGGACTTCTTCATGTCCAACTTGATTAGAAGATACAACAATCTTGCTGGTGCTAAGATAGTTAGAAAAAGAGTATTTCTCAAATTCTTGGACAACAGAAACTTTTCTGAACAGCGTAATCCTTACGGAACTGCCGATGCTAATGCTGGTTTAGAAGATCAAGTATTTTTCATTTTAAGAAAATCTGGAGAAAATAGGGCTGTTGTTGAATTTGAACTTAGCTCTCCGCTTGAGTTAGAAAACGTTACATTTCCGAAACGTATCGTTATGGCCCGTTATTGCTCTTTTCATTACAGAGGTAACGGATGCCGTTATATGGGCGCACCAGTAGCTAACGAATATGACCAAAGACTATCTGCAACGATGGATATGCGCGCTGGTATTCTTAAAAGAAAATACACTAATGATATTTTGCCTCCGTTAGCTGGTGATCCTCCTGCTGATGTTCTTGAAGATTATCCAGATTTTTTTGTTACAGATTTAAGAAACTCTACTTATGTAACTTCGTCAGAAGAGGTTTTATCCGATGTTGTTGTTTCGGTGGCGACTCAAAAATGTTTTACTGAGTTTTATGGGTTTTTCAAAGTTGATCGTGGAGAAAATGGAAGCTACTCTTTTGGAATTGATGTCGATGATGCGGCGGAAGTATATATTGATGGAGTTAAAGTAGCTTATAAATATGGAACAGGCTCAATGAGAAACGAGAATTTACCTAGCCTTTTTAGCGTAGTTGCTTCTAGTCCAAATTTGGGAGTAGGCTACCACAATATTTTAATCAAACATTATAATTATTTAGGCGGCAATGGTTTTGATCTGTACTATCAAACAGGAACTTCTTTGGGAAGCGCCAGTTGGACAAAGGTTCCAAACACTCGTTACTATTACGACGCTACTGATTCAGGGAAGCTTTCTGCGGGACAAAAATTTACATTTGATGCTTCATTAAACAAATCTGTTGGAAATGATAGAGCTACTTTGTTATCAGCTAAGAACGAATTAAAATGGAAGAACAATGGAAATGCTTATAAAGTTGGTGATTTTGTTTATCGAGAAACGAGCAACATCAAAGTTTCAAAAAGCGATATTAACGCCGTTCCTAATTGGGAGCCTCTAATGAAAGTTTACGTTTGTTTGAAAAATCATACATCAGCTCCAAACAAAGATCCATTGTTTAATAAAGAATACTGGGTAGCTGACCAATGCTCCAAAACATTAACTGGATGCAAAATGAGATTCGGAAACGAAGGATCGCTTCCTTTTGGCGGGTTCCCCGGTACAGAAGAATACAGCATTAACGGACAATAATATGAAATCTATAATTGATCACGCAGCCACATCTGACCTTGAAGTTTGCGGATTCATCTGCATGGAAGATGGCAAAGTGGTAACTGAGCCAGCAAAAAATATCGCTATCTACGAAAATAACTTATTTGAGATTCATCCATTAGAGGTTGTGAAGAAAATCAGAAGCGGCAAGTTGATGGCGATCTATCATACTCATCCTTCGTCTGGAGAAGAGGAATCTAAGTTTGATAAATTTAATTGCGAAAATTCTTGTGTTCCGTATTTAATCTATAGCAAGCAAACAGAGAAGTTTAATCTTTTAACGCCAAAGATTCCTCATGTTAGCAAAGAGTATGTTAAAGTATTAAAGGAGATGTATGACTAATATATATTTGCATGGAGAATTGAGAAATCTTTATGGTGAACATTTTAAGCTGAATATCGAGTCAGCTCAAGATGCTTTTAGAGCGATAAATTCTAATAGAAAAGGTTTTATAAACAAAGTTAAAAAATTGATGGGAAAAGGTGTGTTTTACAGAATTATTATTGACGATGAGGTAATTCAAGATCCAAAAGAATTAGATATTCAAAGAATTCCAAAAGAAATACATATAATTCCTATAGTTTGGGGAGCAGGATCAAATACAGGTAGAGGTATAGCTTTGATAGCGGCAGCAGCAGCTTTGGCTTGGTTCGCTGGTCCTACCGCATGGATAATGATGATGGATATGGGTCTGAGCACAACCGCCGCAACCGCTGTTCAAGGAACTTTATATTCTGTAGCAGGAGCTTTAGCTATTCAAGGAGTAATGACGCTTCTTTATCCACCTCCAAAACCAGATTTTAATCAAGAAGTATCTGCTGGTGGTAAATCTTATCTTTTCGGATCTAAACCCGGCAACGTTTCTCAAGGTCAAACTGTTCCAGTAGGATACGGCAGATTGCTTATTCAATCTTCTCAAATAAGCGCAACAGCTAACCATTATCCATTAGCAACAGACATTAAAAAATTAATGGCTCCTACTGATATGCCTGTAAGCGATTATACCGAAATTATAGCTAATGATGAAGCTCCTTCTCCTTATGGGTTAAGCGTAGATGGATTCTCTACAAACCAAGCTACAGACCTAGGAGATAGTCAAATCTTCTCTTCTATCAATTTAGTTAATTCTTATATTAATATACTTACAACTAGCGTGGGCAAGATAGCAAGTGATCCTGTTGAAGTTGTTGTGAAAACCAATGGAGAAGTAGTATCAAATCCAAATTTAGATACATACGATCCAGATATTAGTTATGAATGGAAAGAGATTTCTGCAACTACGCCCGGTGCTATTAAGATGGAAACTGCGTACGCTTTCAATGATGGATTAGTCTATCGTTCTTACGATCCATTATCATTTAGATTAAAAACAAATTTAGGAACAGGAGATTTAAATACTCAGCCAAATTATTTCAATGTTTATGAAAGTGGGTCGTTAGTAAAATGGGGTCCAACTGAATTTAATGATTTATCTATTGGAGATTGGGATAAAGATTACCTATTCAAGACAAAAGAATTAACGAATTATCAAGACCGTTGTTTTTCCGCTGTTAGAGATTCAATGGGTAGAGCTGTGATTAGCGGAGCGTCTAGAGCTGGAAGCGTAGTGACCGTAACTACACAAAACTCTCATGGATTTTTGAATAACATAAATGTTGATGTATTCAATTTGATTGGAAGCGGAATTAATAGTTCTTATGCTGACGGTACGCATTTAATATCTGTAACGGGAACAGGAACAGGACAAACTAATTTTACATTTACTATTTCTGGCGCAACCGGATCTGAAGTATATACGACATCAACAGGTTCTTATGCTGTAGCTGTCGAACAGATAGCTCCTTTAAGTGGATCGACAGTAAATACTGGGTTTTGGTCGGAAATACAAAACCCATCTCATCAATATATATACAAAGCTTTAAAAACAAATACTGGAGTCATTCCATCTTTAGATCCTACAGGATGGAGTTTAGTGACATCTCCTCTAACCGAAACAGGATTCAATTCTTTAACCGATAGTTTTCCTGCATTTTCAACACAAGGAGTTTATGTTGGAGACGTTAATCAAACAAATCTTCAAACTATAATCAACTCTGACGGAGACAGAAACTCAATAGATAATTATATGATGGAGTTTTATGGTTATTTATATGTAGAAATGGATCAAACTAAAGTTATTGATATTGTGGATGCACAATCAGGAGTGGCTTACGAAATAACGAAGATAGGCTCAACAGGTCAGTGGGCAACTATTGGATTAACTGGATCAGGAAGTGCGCCAATTATGCCTGAACTTGGAATGACTTTTGTAAAGAACGGTACGGCAGCTTTAACAGCGAGTAATGGAAAAGTTTATCCTTTAAGAAAGTTTAATTTTAAGATAGATTCTGATGATGCTGGTGATCTTCATATCGACGGACAGCTAGCTAGCTCTTATTACGATTCGCATGGATTCGCTTTAAATAATGTTCCAGCTCCAGCAATCGCAGATATACCATCGACAACAACAGAGATAATGTTAACCGCAGGTTTCCATCGTTTAAATGCTAGATTCCAAGATGGAATTGGTTCTGATGGATTAAGTATTTATTATAGATCAAAACTTGACGGAGAATCTTATTCAGGGTATCAAGTATTACCGTCTTCTGTTTTAAAACATAGATCTTATAGTGATTTGTCTCAAAAGAAAAATGTTAAATTCTCAAACAAGAGATCTTTGATTCCAGCTTCTTCTATGGTAGCTGGTAAAAAATATAAAATTGTTACATTAGGAGGCGTTAACTGGAGTTCAATAGGAGCGAGTTCTCCAGCAATAGGAAGCGTATTTTACAGAAACAATACAGCGATAACTGGTTCTGGAGGATATGTATTT